TGACATTCAAGGATGGTAGGATTTTGTGGCCTGAGTTAGTTCACAAATGGGCTGACGGCCAGGTAGAGTTTCGCGGTCAGATCATTAACGTATAGGAGTTTTTATGTTTCATTTCACATTTTTGGTTAACAGTGCGACAGAATTTGACAGCGGCGAAGATTTTTATCTTTTAGCCGATTGTTTTGAAGAAGGCGAAGAATACGAGTACGACGAAGATTACGATTGCTATTGCTGGTACGACGAAGAACACGAAGCTTGGTATTGGCTCAATGAAGATACCGGCGAGTGGCTCCTGGTCGAAGACGACGAAGCCGATTGGGAAGATGACGAAGAAGAATACGACGAAGACGAAGAAGAAGCGGAAGCAGCCTAATCTGGGTAAATCATTGCTAGCGCATCGTTTACCGATGCTTGTATCTGAGATACGGCTTCCTCACAAGGGAGGCCGTATTTTCTATTTTGGCGTAGCACTTCATTGATTTCGTGCAAAGTTTGCCAAGCGTAGCCAGAATGAATGGCTTTGATGGCTTCTTCTTCATCATTAAATGTTGCTGTGATTTTCATGTTTCACCATTTCGTTAAGTGATATATCAATTTCTGCCTGAGCAAGCATTCCATCCTCATATCCTCTGGCATAGGAACTTTGCTCAATTTCAATCAACTGATTAATTAGCCGCTGCTGTATTTCACAGATGCGCGTAAGGCTATCTAGCGCAAGGTCGCGTTTGCTCATGTGTTCTTTTCCTGCAAGACTTTGCTCACATACTTCACTACAGTCATTTCATGTTGAGTGAAACCCGATGTTTCTTCTGGGGTCAACCCAATCCATTTGCGCTGTAGTGGGCTGGTGTATTCCTTGGGAAAAGCATCACGGTATTTGATGTATTCCTTGTCAAAGTCAGCATTGATTTTGTTTATAGCCGCTGCACGTTTGGCTTGGAAGCCACCGCCCCACATACCTTGCTTCTTTGCCAGCTCGTCGAACGCTTCGTCTTCTGCATCTTTCATGCTATCAATCCCCATACAACGCCGCCCATTACGGCAATAATTAAAATGAACACAAAAAGTGCTATCAGCACTTGCAGCAAGTCAAAGAAAAAATCCCCGCCGCTGTCGGTATCGTCATCGTTCATTTGCAATGCTCCGAAAACAATGCACCGACTGTGCGGCACTTGGGTTGGTAAGTGATGTAGCCAATGTAAAAGCAAACCACAATGATGGTGGCGCAAAGGCCAATCAGGGCAAAAATGTCCGCAATGTATTTCATAACTTGTTTGGTGTTTGCATAACATAACTGGTGTAACGCTTTTTGTTTTTTTTGACAATGATGGTTTCAATATTCCATCCTACTTTTTTAAGGTCAAACACGATTGCCGCCAAACGAAAGCATCCACATCCATTAAGCGCGTCAATTGGTGTAAGTGGCAAACCAAAGCGCAATTTTTTAAGTACCCATTCGGTTTGTGTCATGTTGTTTCTTTCACAAATACACCATTGGGCAACAATGTGCCTTTGCGGTTTTTGATTTCGTTGTAAGCTGCTTCCATGCAATTGACCAAGTTAATGTCTTGCAAAGCGCAGTAAATAATCAAACACACCATCACATCGCCTACGCCATCTTCAATTTCAACCATGTCGTTTTTGATGGTTGCGTCTGCCAATTCACCCATTTCACTTACCGCTTTTAGCAACTGGGTATGAGGCTCGGCATTTGGAATAATTTGCCTGGCTTCTGCCCAACGAATAATGTCCAACTCAAGCATTTGATATGTAGCCATATATTTCTCCAAAGTGGTGGGGTACTCGCTGCACTGGTGGCCCGCTACGCAGTTCATCCAAGCATCCGCTTTCCCCCGAAAATTAAAATGGCAAATCTTCATCCATGTCTTTTGGAAACCCATCATCCTTTGGGAATCCGTCTTTTGGTTTAGGCGCGTTAAGGTAGGCCATGCCATTCCAGCCGCCCTCAATAACAGGAATTGAGCGCATCTTCATCATCAGGCCGGCTTTGGTCTCAATAACCACACCGATGCGTTGATAAGATTTTTTGGTTTCGCCTTGTTTGTTTTGGTAAGTTCCGTCCACTACCGTGATGTCGTATACAACTGCCATGATTAACCTTTCGAGAGTTCAGCTTGTTTTTTGATTGCGCTGCGGGTCTTGCTGTCAAGCATTCCCCAAAGTGCGGTTTTTTCTTCTACGTCCGTGATGCCTTGGAATTCATCTAAAGCACCAATTACGTCACTTGCGCTCATGCGCTCATTAATTGCAGCAGCCACATCAGCAACCACATTCATGCGGTGTGGAGTAACCAGGTCGGTCTTAGTGGCTGACACCTTAACTTTGCTGGCTGCGTTTCCATCGTCGTCTTCTGGGGCTATTCCACAAGCCGCCATCAGGCTGTACCGCCTGGCGTAAGTTAACGCCGAGCCATAACCCTGTGGGTCTTGTTTGCTTGCAGGAACGTGCAGCTTGCCGCACTCCAATGTTTCGCCTGATTCGTGGACAAACACCGTTTCCACAGTCACGCCGGTGCTGTCCTCAGATGTGCGTTGTATAAGGGCTATTCCCGCGGCATTTAAGGCGTCTAGGACAGCTTCTACGCAACCGGCAAGGTCAACGTACTTAGACCGGAAATGCGGGTTTGTAGACGTTTTTAACGCCGGTGCAAATCCGCGCTGGGCGCGTACTAACGCTGATGCAATGTTTTTCATAGGTCACCTCCAAAATCAATTCCACAATGTTCACAAGTGAAGTACCAAAGCACATTCACATCATCAAAAGCATGGCGGGTTAAGTCACCACAGTCACGCCCACAATCGGGGCATTCGTATTCTTCACGCTCGTTTAAGTTGTTCTTTGAACCATTCGATTCGTTCATTTTGGAACTCCAACTGTTGACAAAGATAAAAAAGATAAATTTCTAATTCGCGCATTGGGTCTGCTTTTGTTTTGCAGTCCGCAATAATTTCATTTGGGTCGTTGCTAGTGACCATGTTTGCGCTCCCACATCATCTCGGCCTGCAAAGTTTTGAGTTCGGTTTTGATGTGTTCGGCTTCATGGCACAAACCACGGATATGAGCTTGCAATACGCCAACTTGGTAAGCCAGCCGGTCTGCTGCATCTTTGGCTCCATAGCTTTGTGCTGCTTCTTCTGCGTCCGCAATGATGCGGTCTGCTTCTTTATTCGCTGTCATCAAGTCGCTCCGAAATGTAATTAGTGATGTAGTTGCGGGTGATGTCGCTGATGTAATCAATCCAATCAAGGCCGTGATACATCACGCTGTAAACCGCCAATGTGTTCATTTCTTTGTCGTAATCGTAGAAAGCCTCAAGCTGTGCGTATTCGCCATCGCTTTTCATGTCCCATTCAACAAGCATTGACGTTTCGCTCATACGCCGCCTCCAATGAAATAGCCAATGGTGTAGGCAATGATGGCAATGCTGATTTGAACAATGATTGCGTCCCAAGTTTCGTTAGTCATAAAAACCTTTCTAGGTCAAAACATCGCGTTGTTGCGATGGGTGTATGTTAAGCGTTCTAAACAATATTTAACGCACTAAAGTTGCGAAATGCTATAGTGCAAACCCTAACTAATTAAAGGGGCCAAAGCCCCATTCATTTATTGTTTAACCCAATAGCCATACACACATCGACGTGCAATATGTTTTGTGCCATCAGCATTAAAAGTGTAAGTTTCACGTTGTGGGTTCCATGTGTCGTTAATCACGCCATCAATCACAGCGGTGTAATGTTTGCTAACCGAAACAATCAATTTGCCCATTGGTAATTCGCCATCATGCAAATGCACTTTGCATCCAGTAGCAAGCCCCATTGTTGGAACCCATGCAAATCCAATTGAGGCCATGTAATCTTTAAACCATTTGCGCTTGACATTGATGCCATTTGATGCGGTTGCAGAACGTTTGCCACGCTTGCCTGCGGGCTGATTTCCTGTTCCTTGCGCAAGAGTTGCATACACATCTGAGTAAGGCAATCCTGAAGCAATTGCAATCGAACGTGCAACACAATCGCCTGTTAAGCCTTTAAATCCTGCGGCCTGTCGGCCTCCATCGTTGTATTGAAATTTCATCTTTTTTACTCCTAAAAACCTTTTAAGGGTCAAAACATCACGTTGTTGTGATGCCTCAATTATAGCGCAGAATTAAGCAGGCTTAACACTATTTGAGCAAATAAAGTTGCGAAATGCTTTAGGGAAAACCCTAATGTTCAAAAGATGTTTAGCTAGCTTACAATGCGAGGATGGACAAAAGAGAAGCAATCAAGCGGGCTGGCTCGGCAAGCGCATTGGCAAAAATCTTGGGCGTTACTCGCTCTGCTGTATCGCAATGGAAATACATTCCAGAAGCCAGGCTGTGGCAGTTGAAAGCCATGCGGCCTGAGTGGTTTTTAGTGTAAGATTTGGGCACGGCTACCTTTAGCGGGGGAAAAGACGATTCATCACCGTCCTGCCGATGTTCTTTTAAGTGATGCGAACCGACGATGTGAGGTTAAAAAATGCATTATTACCAATTCAACATTGGTGACTATCAGAGCCACACGGCTCATCTTACAGACATTGAAGACTTGGCCTACAGGCGTTTGCTTGATTGGTATTACCTTCATGAACTTCCAATTCCCATTGATTTAGTAGAGGTTTCTAGGCAGATTCGTATGCGAACGCATAGCGATTGCATTGCATCCGTATTGCGAGAGTATTTCGAATGCACAGATGATGGGTGGATTCATCACAGAGCAAACAAGGAAATTGCGAAGGTTGGTGAGAAGTCTGAAAAAGCGGCAGCAAGTGCTAAAGCCAGATGGAATAAGCCAAAGGATGCGAACGCATTGCGAACGCAATCCGAAAGCAATGCTACACAAGACACATTACACAAGACACAAGACACATTACCCAAGAAGAATACAGTCGCCCCGCCGTTCGGCGTGACGGATTCTGTTTGGCAGGATTGGTTAAAGCTGAGAAAAGCAAAAAAAGCGGCGGTCACCCAAACCGCGATAGACGGAATACAGCGCGAAGCGGACAAAGCAGGGGTAAGCCTACAGACAGCCTTAGAAACGTGCTGTGAGCGCGGCTGGGCGGGTTTCAAGGCCGGTTGGCTACATGATTGGCCTGTAAAGCAAGACAAGAATCTGGGCGCGGCTCGGGCCATCTTTGGTGACGAAAGGCACTTCAATGTCCTCCAAATTACCTGATGGCTGGATTCAGCGTATCTTTGCGACCATGCAGGGAAATTACGGCACTCGGTTTATGAATCAATGGAAGACGGGCCAGATGCTTCCTGACGGGTCAGATGCTGGCGTGATCAACGCGATGAACCATTGGGCAGAGAAGATGGCGGGAACAAGCGCAGCGACCATTAAGCGGGCATTGGAGAACTTGCCCGAGGAACCGCCAAGCCTGCCGCAGTTTATGGCCCTGCTGCGCCGTAGCTATGTCGAGCCGCCTGTTTTGCGATTGGGGAACGACTTGACTGCCGAACAGATGGCAACAAACAAGCGCCGCATTGCCGAACTGATTGCGAAGGTGAAAAATCATGCGTGACCCATTCAAAATCACAGAGCCAACTTGCATCAGCTTTAGCGGTGGGCGTACAAGCGCCTATATGTTGTGGCGAGTTTTGCAAAGCAACGGCGGCTTGCCAGCAGAAGCTAAAGTAATTTTTTGCAACACGGGGCGCGAAGAAGAAGCAACACTTAAGTTTGTTTTTGAATGTGAGCAAAAATGGGGCATTGATATAACTTGGTTGGAGTATCGGCACGGCGCACAATTTGTAGAAGTTTGTTTCTTAGATGCAAGTCGAAATGGTGAGCCATTTGATGACGTTATTAAGCAACGGAAACCATCTTTGCCAAACGGACGCTCACGGTATTGTTCAAGCGAACTTAAAACGCGCACTATGCACCGTTATTTGCGTTCTATTGGTTGGGAAGAATGGGATTCGTTTGTGGGCATACGCGCAGACGAACCGCGCCGTGTAGCCAAATTTCGCGCTAACAATCACCCAGAGGGAGCGCATGAATCAGTTTACTTGCCTTTGGCTATTTCGGCTGTATCTGCTTTTGATGTAGCTGATTTTTGGAAACAACAGCCGTTTGACCTTGAATTGCCAAACAACAACGGCAAAACAATGCATGGTAATTGCGACCTTTGTTATCTTAAACCAGCAAGTCAAGTTCTTAGCCTAATTACTGAAAAGCCAGAACGCGCAATGTGGTGGATTAAACATGAAAACGAGGCAGCAAAACGATGTTCTGGAGACGGGCAATTTTTTGCCATTGACCGGCCAAGTTATGAACAAATGTTGAAATTTAGTCAACAACAAAACGATATGTTTGACCCTAATGAAGAATCAATTTCCTGCTTTTGTGGGGACTAATGTGTTTGACTACGAAAAAATCCGCAAGTCAACTTTTGCTGAGTATGTGCGTCTATGCCGCCTGCCTGCCTGGAAAGAATGGGCATGGGCTGAAGTCAAGCGCATGGATGAAGAAGAATTGTTTAAGGGCATCAAAGCCCATGTTTTGGAGCAGATGAATGCGCCACGCAGCTAGAGTTGACGGGAATCAGGCCGAGATAGTTGCCGCACTAAGGGCATCAGGAGCCTCTGTATTCGTTTTAAAGCTGCCGGTAGACCTGTTGGTAGGCTATGCGGGGAAAACGGCTCTAGTCGAAATCAAAGACCCAACTACTGCATATGGCAAAAAAGGGCTAAATCAAAAGCAAAGCGCGTTTCTGATGGGCTGGCAAGGTGGGACGGTTGCCTTGATTGACTCGGTAGAAGCCGCGCAAAACTTAATAAGGATGATGAGTGATAGTTCACCTGTATAGCCCGACTCAGGCCGCGACGGTCATGAAAGACTTATGGCCAAAAGTAAAGGAATCGCTTGCGCTTGGTAAAAAGCTAAGGTTGGAAATTAAACAAAGTAGGCGCAGCACCGAGCAAAATGATATGTTTCACTCCATCATTGCCCAAATTTCTCAAAAAATGGGCGAAGCAGGGTCAACATGGACAGCCGACGATTGGAAACGCTTGCTAATAGACCAATGGGCGCATGAAACTGGACGCAAAATTGGGAAAGTCGCCCCAAGCCTAGATGGTGAACGGGTGGTGCAGCTTGGCCTACAGTCTCACAAATTTACGGTGGAAGACTCAAGCGAGTTCATAGAATTTTTAATTGCCTGGGCAACTAATAAAGGAATTGACGTATGAAATGCCCTATATGCGGCGCGTGGACTTTTGTAAAACAAACGATAGTAAAAGATGACAACACAAGAAAAAGACGATATGAATGTGGAAACGAACACCGATTTTGGACGCTTGAAACAATCCTATGTGAGAAGCAAAAAGCTATTAAAAGCCGCCCGCGCCTTACCATGCCAGCATTGCGGGCAGGATGATGGGACTGTGGTTGCAGCACATACAAACTGGGGTGGTGGCAAAGGAAGGGGAATCAAAGCGTCGGACGATTTGATAGCCAGCCTGTGTTTTAGGTGTCACTTTGACCTAGATCAAGGCGCAAGTTTGACCAAAAACGAACGCCAGGCTTTATGGCAAGCCGCCCATGAACGGACGGTCAAAAAATTATGCGACAATGGATTGTGGCCCATTGACGTACCTATACCTTTGTGAGATATTAAGCAAATGAACGACGAAATGGCAGAATTTGCAAGTGCTTTGCTGCATAGCAGCACGGTTACCCATTTCATGCACTGGTCGACGAATTCTTATGCCAAGCACAAAGCCTTGGCAAAGTATTACGAAGGCATCATCGACCTTACCGACCAACTGGTTGAAGCGTACATGGGTCGGTACGAACAGCTTAAAAAATTCCCATCTGAGTTTCACAACGCCGATGATCCGTTGAAATACTTAGAGGGCATCAAATCCTTTGTGGCAGAGGCGAGAACGCAGCTTCCGCAGGATACAGCACTGCAAAATCTTATTGACGAAATTGCAGACTTGATTAATTCCACCGTTTTCAAACTCAAATATTTGGAGTAAGTATGAAAAAAGAAATCATGACCAATGAGCCTAAAGGCTACGGCACTAAGGCCCAGATGAAGGGCAATGCTGCTAGTTCTGACCGCACCGGCGAAAAGCGCGAAAAGATGATTGGCGGCATGGTCGCTGATGCAAAAATGAACAAGCCTATGTCTAGCGACTTGTCTGGTGGACGTTCGGAAGGCAATTGCTACGTCCACGGACGTATGTCTAGCCAATAAAAGCGATGCCCTACTGGTCATAACCCAGTAAGGCATCTAGCCATCTAATTAAGTAAGGTAACTAAATGGTTGAATTGAATTCTAAATGCGGAAACTGTGAATATTTTCAGAACCGCCAAATTATGGGCATTTGTCGCTTGTATCCTGAGCAACAGAACAAGCATGAATCCGATTGGTGCGGTCAGCATAAGGAAAAGCAAGTAGAAATGGTCAAGTTGCCGGTGTACGACATCATGACTGACCAAACAACGGAAGTAATGGCCCGTCCTAAACGCAAATACACAAGGAAATCAGATGTTTCGACCGCTGCATGACCGTGTTGTAGTGCGTCCCAAGGTGCGCCAACTATCGGATATCATTATTGTGAACAACAAAGAACCCTTTAACGAGGGAACGGTTGTTGCGATTGGGCCAAATGTGTTTGAGACCCAAGTAGGCGATTTCATTAAATACGGCAATGGGGACTACCTTAATTGGCCCACCCAGCGCCTGGACGGTCAGGATTATCAGATAATCCAAGAGGCCGATATTTGTGCGGTAGTAGATTTTTAAGGAACTTATCATGAGCAATTCAGTCGCAACCGGCGTCGCATACAGCGACCCAGAATTCACAACTTGCTATGCAAGTTCAGAACTTGGCTACTCAGCCGCCGCCCAAGGTGCGGTGACTCAGCTAACTAGCAAATCCACAGGCGTGACGCTGAACACCAGCGCAGGCCGCATCACCATGAACAACGCTGCATTGGCTGCTGGCGCTGCCGTGTCGTTTGTGTTGACCAACAGTTCAATTTCCGCTAACGACACAATCATTGTGTGCGTTTCTAGTAACACCACTGGTAGCGCTGCTGGTGCTTACACCACTTACGTTTCGTATTTGGCTGCTGGCTCTGCCTTGATTACTTTGCGTAACTTGACTGCTGCCACCTCATATTCTGAGGCGGTAATCATCAACTACGCAATTATTCACGGCGCATCCTAAAATGCCTTTGATTAAGTCAATGCTTCCCAAGGCAATGAGTAAAAACATTGCCAAGGAGATTGCTGCTGGCAAGCCACAGAAACAAGCTGTGGCGATCAGTTACGCTATTAAACGACAAGCAGAAGCTAAAAAGTCAAAGAAAAAATGACAAAAAAGCAAAAATTTGCTAACAACAATACATTGCCAGAAAATTTGCGTTATAACCAATTAAAGTATGACGTAAAGAAAAAGTATGGATTGTGTATTGAGGAAGCAAAATATTTGCGTGAACAAAGTTGTGAAATTTGTGGGACAAAAGCCAAAAAAATGTGCATTGACCATAAGATTCCAAGGACTTATAGAGGTGTTTTGTGTCAACAATGCAACACGCGATTGGGTTGGTTTGAAAAAAATGTAACCATTATTTTGAAATACGTTGAACGTGGGCCGCAAAACATAACACCTCAAATGGAAATTTTTAAAAAGTGAAGCACGATAAGCCGATACCGCACAAAACCGTGGGGAAGGATAAAACCTACAACCCCACGGATAAAGGCGCTGGAATGACCGCCAAAGGCCGTGCAGAGTACAACGCTAAGAACAATGCGAACCTAAAGCCGCCTGCGCCTAATCCCAAGACAAAGGCAGACGAAGGACGCAAGGCAAGTTTTTGCGCTCGGATGGAAGGCGTAGTAAAGAACGCCAAAGGCCCAGCGGAACGTGCAAAGGCATCACTCAAGAATTGGAAGTGCTAAATGGCTACGAAACCTGGGCTTTACGCCAATATCCACGCAAAGCAAGAGCGCATCAAGCAAGAAAAAGCTGCGGGCGAAAAAGTAGAGCGTATGCGTAAGCCTGGCTCCAAAGGTGCGCCTACAGCAGCGGCATTCAAAGAGTCAGCTAAGACTGCAAAGAAGAAATGACCGAAATCAAACGCTCAGTAGGCCGCCCTAGCCTATATGACCCTGCCTATATTGACCAAGTAATAGAACTTGGCAAGATTGGTAAGTCTACTGAGGCGATAGGTGCTATTTTGGGTGTTGGCACTAAGACTCTATATAACTGGAGGGATGAACATCCCGAGTTTTTACACGCCTTGGAGTTGGCAAAGGAATATGAACTCCAATGGTGGGAAGACATTGCTCAAGCGCACATGATTGAGAACAAAGAATCGGACAAGATTAACGCCTCAATCTGGTCACGCTCAATGGCGGCACGGTTTCCTAAGAAATATCGGGAAAGTGTCAAACAAGAGATTACAGGCGCGGATGGCGCACCACTCATAAGCGGAATTCAAGTCACATTCGTCAAGCCCAATGAATGATGTGCAGACCGCAATAGCTAATGCGGAGTTTCCCGCAAAGCTAGAGGGCTTGTTCAAAAAAAGCCGGTACAAGGTTCTTTATGGCGGCAGGGGTGGCGCTAAGTCTTGGGGAATAGCTAGGGCATTGCTGATTCTTGGGGCAAAAAGCCCAATGCGTATTCTTTGCGCTCGGGAATTTATGACCTCAATGCGGGATTCCGTCCACAAACTGCTATGC